CCGCCAGCGACCTCTTCAAAGGCCACTCCAGTTCTGGTTGCAACAAACGATAGTGTGATAAAGTTGATACTTCTAGCAGGTTTCACAAAGATTTCTGCTACAAATTCATTTCTATCAATTACTTCGCCTGTATTGTTAGTTTCATCACATACTACTAAAAAGTCTGTGATCCCTCGTCTACCTTGTACTTCTCTTAAAAAAGGTTCTACAATGTTTCTAAAGTTAGCTCTTGTAAATTCATCATTGAATTCAAAGAGTTGAAATTTAGAAGCAGTTGATATTGCCTTCTCTAAAGTGATAAACAATCTTCTTACGTTGATTCTATCAAAAGCACTTGGTGAAGACAATCCAGTTTTGTCACCAAAAAGAATTGTACCTTGACCAGGGAAAGTTGACACAGGGTTAACTCTCGCAGGATACAATTGATCTCTTTGTGCTTTAGTTGGATTGTACGCTAATTTAACTGCGCCTCTTACGATACCTCTGTTGAAACCAGCAGGTGAGTACCATGCGTCAGCGATTAAATCAGTTCTAGCTGCTAAACCAGCAATGTCACCATTTAATGGAACAAATCTGTATACGTCAGAATATCTATCGTAACAATATTTGTATCCACTATCAAATACAACATAACTTGATGATCTAATGCTATCAAAGAAACCGATAACGTTAGTTGTTTGTGTATTTGAGTTAGTGATATTAACTACATCATTTCTCTGAGGAGAAGCAAACACGATTGCGTCTTTTCTTTCTTCAGCTATTGTGATAAGATTATCAACGTGTGTTGTACTTCCACTAGGACCAGCGATAATTAAACCTACATCTACAGTTTCAGCATCTTGGAATTTCTCGTATGCTGTTTTTAATTCTGCATCTGTAACAGTTGAACCATCTGAACCACCAGATAATGATTCTAAAGTAGGAGTAGTTACAGAAGTGAAAGTTGTTCCACTTGCGTTGTTACCCCAATTAGTACCAGAAGTATTGTGGTCCATCCAGTAAATGTAATTAGATTTGTTTTTAATTACAGTTGGATAGTAGTTAGTGTCTCCTTGTGGAGTTTTTGCGTCAGCCGCTTTTGATAAGTTAGAAAATGATTCTATTACTTCGCCTGGTGTACCAGTGATACCACCATCTTCATCAACAACAACTACGTGGATTTCATCGCCTGAACCTGATCTATCAGATACAAATGGTGAAGTTCCAGGAGCGCCGTCAACAGCGTCATAATATCTCCATCTTCTTTTGATTTTTGAATTATCAGCTACAACTCTTTTTAATCCGCCAGCGCCTCTAGGGTGTTGAACGAAAGTTAAAGTTTCAGAATTGATTGCAGTGATTCTGTATAAATCTCCGTCATCAAAATCTTCTGTTGCTGCTGTAGTTGAAAACTGGATAATATCTCCAACATTAAAGTTACTTCCTTCGTCAACTGCAATTGTAGTGTCTCCTACTGCTGAAGCTGATGAGTCGTTAGCAACTTGTGATGATGATACTTGTTCGTAAGCTGTAGCCGATGGGCAAGTCGCAACTAATAAGTTGTTACCCCATGCTCCTGCTGATCTCGCAGCAAAAGTTCCTACTACACCTTGTCCGCTTTCATAGTTATTTTCGTAATCATCTGTATTTTTTACTAACACGCTTGAACCAGCACTGTTAGCATTTACTAAAGATGAATTGGTAGCTCGTACTACTCTTAATGCATTAGAGTATGCCAAGAAGTTAGCGGCGCTGAAAAAATACTCAAAATTTGTTGAGTCTGGTTTTCCAAACGTATCTACTAATTCTTGTTCACTAGAAATTGCTACGATTTCGTCAACTGGTCCTTTTGCGAATTGTCCCGCAAATGCTCCGATTGATGTTGATACCGCAGGAATAATTCTACTTAAATCTTTTTCCTGTACGAGAACACCTGGTGATACTTGAAATGCCATAGGTTGTTTCTCCTCTTAATTAGCTAATTAACATTTTTAATTTTTCAAAATCCATAAGTTTTCTTATGACCATAGTCAAACTTTATCAGTTAATGATATTTATAATAACCCAAAATTGTAGTTTATTGACCTTTTCTTACCACAGGGAACCATCGTGTACCATATTCATCTACAGTTTCTTCATTCATAGGGTCACTATTGATACCATCATCTACAAACCCAAACGGCGCCATATCTTGTTCGATTAGATTTTGTTGTTCCATATACATCTGATTTCTTATATTTGAATCAGATAACTCTTTGAAATAGGGTTGATTTGAGAGCCATCCAAATATGACTAAACACATAACCAAGTCATCATTTGTACCTTCTTCAGCCATCCAACTATTCCCTCTACGTGAAAATGTCGATATTTCTTCAATGATACTAAAATCGTTCACTTGTAGTTTATCACCCTCCATAAGCGTCTTAAAATTCGCACAACCCACCTTTTTTATCTGTTTTGTCATTCTTACCCCTAATGATGTACCTCGACCAGAGAACATAGCTCCAAGTATTTGACCCGCTCTACCCTTTTGAGTCGTCATTAAGATATTCGGGTATTCTAACTCATAGTGCATCGCTTCGGCGATTGATTGACCTAAGTCATTGACTTCAATTAGTGTATGCGCTTCATTGTACGCCTTTGCCGTTTGACTGATAATGTTTGGAAAGACAAATGGTTTAACTTCGTTGTTCTTGTATGTACACACAACTTCATAAGGTATCTTTTTACTTTCATCTTTGGTAACGTCTATTATAATAAACGCAGAGTAATCTTTGTTTGTACCTCTCGCCACGTCAACACAACAAACATACATACGACCTTTTTCTGGTTTCTTAAACATCTTTAATCCATTTTTAGATTGTAACGGATCGGCGTATGGTGTGTTTTTAATTTTCGCTGGTGAGATAAGTGTATCTACTGAACCCAAAAACTCACACTCAAACTCTTGTTGGAATTGTTCTTCACTTGTATTACGAATGGTCATCTCTTTCCATTTTTCATCTCGTCCAGGAACTTCTGACCAATGTACTTCTATAGGTACATAATCATTTCTTTTATTAATCGCATCAATCCATAATTTGTAATATTGATTCATACCGTGTGGTGTTGATACAATAATCATCTTTGTTCTTTTACCAGATGAGATGGTAGGATAAACTGAACTAAAAAACATCTCTGCAATATTCGCTGGTACGAAAGCAAACTCGTCAAGGAATATAATGTTAAATGAACCTCCTCGAATAGCGGAACTTGAAGTCGCCGCTGCCACAATCGTTGATTTGTTTTCTAACTCTATATTACCTTTGTTCCAATTGATGATACCTTGTTGTAACCATTTGGGTAAGTTTTCATAAGCGAGTTGTAGTCTCCCTAATATATCTCTCGCCGTAGAACTTTTGTTCGCTAGTATTGCGATGTTTGAATTTGGATTAAACAAAGCGTAATGTAAAAGATATGAAATCGTTGTTGTTGATTTACCTGATTGTCTTGGAAGTTTACAAATTGTAAATCTGTTATCGTGTATGGTTTGTACAATCTTTTTTTGAAAGTCATACATCTTAAATGGTACTAGACCTTCATCAAGTGATACAATACGAACATAGTTTTCCATAAAGTATAATGGATCATTACTACACTTTTGGTATTCTTCAATCTGTTCTTTTGTAAACTCAACAGGTGTGTTTACTTTTTTAAGATTGGGATTTCCGAGATATGCTTCGTTAGTGCTCATTTACGATTGCCTCTATATGAGTATATCCAAGTCTTTTCGCTTGTGTAACTCTTTGATTACCTTTCTCTACACTATATAGTTTTTCTTTATAGTGTTTACCTCCAGCACCAAAACGTGGTGATTTATTTAAAGTATGTTTGAAAACTTGTATAGGATTATTCATCATATCTTTTATATCTTCTACACCATCAGTTAACTTTGGATTGTATTTTTCGTAATAAGTGTTATACGTTAAATCACTTATCTTTAGTATCTGTTTTTTCGGGTGTGATGTCTTTGACTTTAGTATTTTCATCTTTCTTCAACATCTTCTGTAATTCAGCTGTAGAGCCTACAAAGAGAGCATTCTTAATATTATTATTTGCTGTTTTAGGTAATTCTTTTAAGTCTTTAAGTTTCTTTTGTAAGTCTTGTAACTTATCTACTGTACCCGCAACTTGTCCTATCAACTGACCAGCGACTTCGTATGCTCTTGGGTGTTGACCTTCTCTCGCAATATCCAGTATACCTTCAATCGCTTCTTGTCCTCGTTCAATTAAATTATAATAGTTTTCTCTGCTGTATTTGTAGTCGTTATCTACATCAGCTTTACTATCGTCATCTCTACGAGGAACTGCGGGTTTAAACTCTTGTTTGATAATTTCTTTTTTAGGTTCTGGTTTATCAATACCTAAAATTTCGTTTACTTTATCTTCTAGTTTTGTCATTTTTATAAATCTTCATCAGTATCATTGCTAGGACTATATTTTTTACTATCTTCAAAAAAATCTATAACTGTTGTAAATCCAAAATCATCATTAGCATTTGCTGACAATGGATCTGGTTCAACTGTAATTCTTTCTTCCCTTGCTGATTCAGGTAAGTCAGAATATAAATCTGTTTGTGTTTTTTTAACAACTTTTTGAGTATTTGTTGGACCAAATAAATATGTTTTTGCAGTAAAGCCTAAAGTATAAATTACAGCTCTACGAGTTGTAAAATCTCCACTATAACTATCTTCATAATTTACACTATTTAAAATAATTGGAATATCTCTTTTTATATCTAATTCTGGAATAGCATTTACAGTAACAGTATAATCAGGTTGAAAATAAGGTAATATTTGTTCTACGATTTGTAAACCACTTTCAGCAGATGATGTATAAACGTTTAAATTGTAATTTAAATTATAAGGAACAGGAGTGTAATTAAAATTCATTTTCTCACCCTCTGAATTGGTTTTAACTGTTTTATACTTTTGCATTCTTGTCAATTTTCTGCTACCATCATATGATATACCTGTAATTTCAAAACTCATTTTTGGAAGTGTTATTGAAACTTGTCTATTATTTAAGTCAGGTTGTTGATCCAATCTTACTAAAAATTTTTCTTTGGGTGCATATGCAAGAGGAACTTTTATAGATTGTACAGTATCTCCTTCACTATCTTTTCTTTTGATTTGAATATTATTAAATAATTGACCAAATGCGATGGTCATTTTTCTCATACTTTGATTGTAATAGTATCTACCAAACATTAATATTCTCCATCATCTAATTCTCCAAAAGGATTTCTTTCAGTGAAATCAACTATATCATCACTTGCTGATAATGTATCAAAACCTGCTTCTTGGTCTAAATCTATATTTTGCGATTCAGTTTGTTGTTTTTGAACCTCAAAACTTTCTAATATTAAGTAATTAGATTCTCCATCAACATTTTCATCTTCTAATAATAACGATCCTGTTTCATCTTCTAACGTAATTTGATGTTGTAATTGATCAATCGAATATTGATCTTCTGTTCCATCTATTGCAGATATTCCAGTATTCAATCTTTCAGAAGAATATTCCCATCTAGTTACTTTTAATTTATATACAGGTAAATTTCCTAATTGAAAAAATGGCTCTTGATCTTCAACAAACTGTATTTCAAAAAAACTATTCATTAAAGGCATAAAGATTAAATCACCTTCATTTGGTCTTCCATCTCTAATCAAATTATGAACATTACCAACTTGTAAATCCCAACTTCTTTTAGACACCATAAAAGTTGTATCTTCTCTAATCTCTAATCCAAATTTATTGATTATTTCTTGTTCACCAGCAAAACCCTCTGTAGTTTCCATATACATTTCTATCAAATAACTATCATCAAATTTAGAAAGTGTATCTTCTCCTAAAATCAAATCTCTATTTACTATTGTTCTTGGAAGATAATAACAGTTATGTCCGTAGATTTTTAATCCTTCAATGATAAGGTCTTCGTGTAACTTTTTTTCATTGTCGTTTCCAATACCATTGCCGCTTTGAAAATAGTGATTAATAGCCATGACATTATCCAATCATCATTGCAGGGTTTAATTCGTATGAACTTCTAATTTCTTGTTCGAGTTTTTCTATATCTTGTAACGCTTCTTGGTATAACTGTTGTCCATTTAAAGTTACATTACCAATCATTGTTACTCCATTGAATTTTGATAAGTTTGCGCCCCATTGTTTTTTAAACAAAGCAGTAACATATCTTTTTAAGTAGATGTCATTATAAACATCAGTGTAAGTTTCAGGATCTAATTTTCTATAACATTCAATAACCATATATTCACCAACTTGTAAATCATTTTTCCAATCTTGGTCTATGTAAAGTCTATTGTCGTGTTGATTAAATCTTAATGGTTTTTCACCAACGAGTATGTGGTCTAAAAAATCTAAATGTCTTAACACAACATCATAGTTAATAATTGATGTTGAAGAAAAATCGTAAAGGTCATTTAATCTTAATTGGTATCTTACATCAAATAAGTTTAGATTACCTTTATTAGAGTATGGAAATATGTTAATAACTGAAACAACACTTTCAGGCACTACTATAAATGCGTTACCCTCTTTCCAATTAGTTGTTACAGAATTTTTAGTGACTGATTCAGAAGTATCAGCGTTTATTCTATCGTAGTCAGCCTGTGTGTATTGATACTTTAAGTATGTTCTTCTTATTCCGTCATAGTGGTATTGTGCGAAATATTGTAACGCTTCATCAATTCTATCTTCTAATTGGTCGTCATCAGCGTTAATTTCTATGACTGGCTTTCCCAGTGCTCTTAAAGCGTATTGTTTTAAAGACTCTCTACTTGATGGTGTTGCCATGTTTTATTCCTATATTGGTAAATACCTAATTCTTATTTCATCACCTGATGTTGGTGCAACTACAAATGTTAATGATGATCCACTTACAGTATAATCTTCCGTTGGTTGAAATAATACTCCATTTATAGATACTAATAAGTCATTTTCTGTTCTTCCACTATTTATTGTAAATGTGGTTGTAGATCCATCACCTGTTAAATTACTATTTAGTGAATAACTAAGATTAGCAAAACTTAAATTACCAGAACCGTCTGTTTTTAATACTTGATTAGCGCTACCATCTGCAGTCGGGAACTTGTATGCGTTGTTGAATGTAATAGCACCACTATCATTACCATCAATCTTAAATTGTGTTTTACTTGGTGTGTTGGCATCTGCTGATGTACCGTCTGTGGTAACTGAAACAGCAAACTGTGTTCTATTGGCATTGTTAGTGTTATCAAAAGCAAAAGTACCACCGACAATAAGTGCTGAACCATTCCAATATTCGTGGTTACTTCTATATAGATAATCACCTGATGATACGGCACTTGGCGAGGCAATTGTACCTCTATATCTTCTTGTTCTTAAATCTGGAGCATCAGCACTATCATTGTACTGTTCCATACGAATTTGTGCTGTTTGAGCACCTTCGCCTGTCATATGTAATGTTACATCAGGTGAGGATTGGTTGATACCTAATCTATTATTGCTAGTATCAACTGCTAAAGTGCTATCGCTTACAATACTAGAACCATCTCCACCAACAACAAGTAATTCGTTAGCAGAGCCTAGTGTAATACCAGTAACACCATCCAAATAGTTAAGTTCCGTAGCAGTAGCCGTCAACGCAACTGCTTCGTTTATGTTTGGACTAGTAAGTGTTTTATTTGTAAGTGTTTGAATACCAGAGTTTGTAGTTACTGTACTATCAATCGCAAAGGTAACTGTATTACCAGAACCACTTGTATCAATACCAGTACCACCTGTAAAGGTTAGTGTTTCACTATCGAAATCAATATTAAGAGCACCACCAGTATCAGCTTGGAAATCTAAGTCTTGTGCTGTACCTTGTGAACCTGTATAACCTATATCACCTTGAATACCTTGTGAACCTGTA